CTGGATACCACGGACATTTTGTTCGCTGATGTTGCTGACCAGTTGACCGCAGGCTTTACTGCTGCGCTGGACAACGATGGGACGAAATCGTCCGGTACGTACACAGCTAATGAAGACACGGGCAACACCAAAGCAATCGTCAACGGCGGATCGTTCACTCTTGCACCACCTACTGCGGATAGCAACGAGGCGATCCACATGCAGATTCTTGTCACAAACAACGCAAGTGCAGGCGCGATCACTACGAGCGGCTTCACGAAAGTGGCTGGTGACAGCTTTGACACAACAAACGGCAACGACTTCTTGTGTTACGTCGACGTGATTAACAAAGGCGGCACGACCTATTCGACGCTCAATGTGAGAGCGTTGCAATGAGCTTGATCTTACCCATGGTAACTAATGCTGGCGGCAGTTTGGCTGCTGATGCGACAATAACGTTTGTGGCTACTGCCATTAGCAACTCGGCTTCCTCTTCGGTAATGGATTTTTCAAGTGTGTCGTTAGGCGCGGCAGCAACAGGACGCTACATATTGGCGGGTCTTTCCCTTGGCTCTGCAAGCGGACTGAGTGGAAATATCAGCATGGACGATATTGGTGGCGTTACGCCGACTTTGTTAAGCCAATACGAAGACGGCGATAATATCCATGCGTTTTTTATCTTGTTCTTGGAGACAGGCACTTCCGGCGATTTTGACTTTGACTTTTCTCTTAGCAACGACGCGAACAGGGCCTTTCTTTCAGTATGGAATGTTTTTGATCTTACCGACGCGAGTGCGGTGACGGACACAGCGGAGATGGCCTCGGGGACAACAGGTTCAGCGTCTGGTTCTATTGATGTAGAGGCTGGGGGAATTGTGGCTGCAAACGGGGGTACAGCAAAGAATAACAGGAACTCTCTGGCATGGACAGGGGTAGATGAAGACGCTGATGTTAGCGTGAATGGTCGTAGATATGGTTCCGCGAGTCGCGAGTTTGCTTCTGCTGCGACCTCACACTCAATCACCATTACGGACAGCCCTTCCAGCGATCGCCTTGGCGCTCACGCAATAGCTTTAAGGTAGGACACAGACATGCTTGCACACATTCGAAACGGCAAACTCATTCGCCGTTACCTTGAACATAAAGGCTGGGTAGACCTTGCTGATGGTCAGCGCGTTTCGCCGCCCGTCGCAGGGTACATTAACGGGGTAGATTCCGTGGTAGAAATGATTGACGAAACCATAGACATCAGCACCTATCCGCTAACCGTAATTACAAATGAAATAATCGTTGAAGCAAATCGTGTTGTTAATCGAAAAACGATCAGCAACCTACCAGAAGCAGAGGCAAAAGCCCGTGTACGCAATCAACGCAACGACTTGCTAGACGCTACGGATTGGGCCACGTCAAAAGCGATCGATCAAAACGCTCGCGATGGCTTGGGTGTGCAAATTCCCTTGGTCTGGTTGGATTATCGCCAAGCACTGCGCGACATTACGAATCAAGATGGCTTTCCCTACAATGTGATCTGGCCGCAGGAGCCGTAAACCCCGATTGAAAGAACGTTGCGACATAGGAGCGCCCGGCGTATATTTCAGTAAGTAAAGAGGACGACAAAATGGAAACTGAACCTTGGCACCTCTCGAAGAGCGTACCGCTTTCCATAATCTTTGCCGTGGTCGTTCAGACTGGGACTCTCATATGGTTCATAGCCGGACTTGACGCCTCTGTGTCCCAGAACGCTCGCGATCTGACGCGCCACGAAGGAAGACTGGAGATGCTAGAAGCCAGCGTGCAGGCGCAGGCGCTGTCCATCACAAGGATGGACACAAATATACAATATATCCGCGACATTCTTGAACGCAGTGAGAGGCACCAGTGATGCGTGAGATCAACGAGATCATTGTCCACTGCACTGCGACACCGCCGAACTTCATGCCGAACGCCACGCCTGCGCAGCGCGTTGATGAGGTTCGCCGCTGGCATGTCGAGGATAATGGATGGTCAGATATTGGCTATCATTACCTGATTGATCGAGGTGGTCAGCTACTCAACGGACGGCCTATCAGTAAGGCAGGCGCACACGTCAAAGGCCACAATTCCGACACGATTGGGATCAGTTTATTTGGCGGCAAAGGCGGCACAAAAGATCAAGCCTTCGAAGACAATTTCACGCCGGAGCAAGGCGAGACACTGCGCAAGCTGATCGATCGATTGCAGAGTGAGTATGGGCTAGACCTCAAGATCAGCGGCCACCAAGAATACGCCAACAAGGCTTGCCCCTGTTTTGATGTACGGCGATGGCTGGACAATCGCCCTGTACGTACAAGCGCCGTACAATCCACCACGCTGCAAGCCTCGGCAACTGCGGCTGTCTCTGGTGCAACGGGCGTTGCGACTGCTGTGTCTGCACTGGATGGCACTGCCCAGATCGTGATCATCGCGGCGGCTTGTGTGGGCGCTCTGGCGTTGATCTGGATCATGCGCGAGCGTATCCGCAAGTGGGCGGCGGGGGATCGATAATGGCTAAAGACCCACGGTTAGCAAGAGCCGGGGTAGCTGGCTTTAACAAGCCTAAGCGGACTCCCAATCATCCGAAGAAGTCCCACGTCGTTGTCGCGAAAGAAGGCAATAGAATTAAGACTATCCGGTTTGGGGAAAAGGGCGCGAAGACCGCGGGTAAACCCAAAGCGGGAGAATCTGACCGTATGAAGGCCAAGCGCAAATCTTTCAAGGCTCGCCACGGCAAGAACATCGCCAAGGGCAAAATGTCTGCGGCGTATTGGGCTGATAAGGTAAAGTGGTGAGCTAAATGGCCATGACACGAACATCTATGGGTAGCCAGATGACAGGTAACCGCGTTAAAAAATCGGCTAAGGGTAGCAAACTGCCCTCGTCATGTGGCTTGATGTCTACAGGTGACGACGCCAAAGACCTCGCCCTAATTCGTATGGGTAAGGGGGGTAAGGCTAAAAGTCGTGTGAACGAAGCAGGCAACTACACTAAACCCTCCATGCGCAAACGGCTGTTCAACAGCATTAAGGCTAGCGGTAAGGGCGGCAAGCCGGGGCAATGGTCCGCGCGTAAAGCTCAGATGCTGGCCAAGCGGTACAAGGGTGCTGGTGGTGGATACAAAGATTGAAACTGATCTGCGTAGCTGGTCCCGGGAAGTGTTGGAAGTACCAAACCAACACTTGGGGGGCCTGCCCGCGTGCCCCTATGCGAAACAAGCGTGGGTAAAAAACAAAGTTCGTGTTGTCGAAACCGCTAATATTTACGCTGACACTCTAGAGCTCTGCGCTTCTTTCTCCACTATAGGCAAAGAGCTGGTCGTTTTGGCTTCTTACGCTCTACCGGAACTAAGCGTGTTTAGCGGCTACGTTGCGCAGCTTAACAAAGTTTTCCCCGCTTTGCACTGTATGGAGTTTCACCCAGACTATGGGGCAGAAGATGCGGAATTAGATTTCTTGGTAGACAACGACTGGGAAAGCGACGTGGATGACCCATACTGCATGGTGTTTATCCAAGACCTCGAGCTGGTTGTTAGGGCCAGTGACAAGCTGAAGCGTTTGGGGTACTATGAATCGTATCCTAAAGCAGAATACGAACAACTCGTGATTAACCGAAAAAGGAGATTGGCCGATGGCTATGAAACCCCGTTCGATGAAGAAGAAGCCCGTAGCAATGAAACGCGGCGGTACCGCTAAGAAAATGATGCGCGGCGGCGCTATGAAGAAAAAACCCATGGCGATGAAGCGCGGCGGCGCTATGAAGAAGTAGCGGTGAAGAAGCCCCAAAAAAGTCTCAAGGCTTGGACCAAGCAGAAGTGGCGGACGAAGTCCGGTAAACCATCGACGCAAGGGTCCAAGTCCACAGGGGAACGTTACCTTCCTGAGAAGGCCATCAAGGCTTTGTCGTCTAAAGAATACGCCGCTACTACGAAGGCAAAACGTGCCGCCACAAAAAAGGGTAAGCAGGTTGCCAAGCAGCCTAAAAAAATCGCTAAGAAGACGGCGAAATATAGGAAGGTCAAGTAATGGCGGTTGTTGTACCTGCACTATCAGAGTTATTTGAGGAAGCATACGAACGTGCTGGCCTCGAAATGCGCTCGGGATACGACCTGAAGACTGCACGTCGTAGCCTTAATATTATGACCCTTGAATGGCAGAATCGGGGTTTAAACCTGTTTACCATTGAAGCGGGTGCTTTGTCTCTGGTTGCGGGTACAGCTACATACACTCTGCCATCTGATACGATCGACATTATCGAGCATCAGTTACGCACGGGTTCGGGCACGTCTCAGCTGGATGCGCACATCGAACGTATGAGTGTATCCACGTACTCCCAGCAAGGTAGTAAAAACGTTCAGGGACGCCCCTCTCAAGTATACGTGCAGCGTAACGCTACTGACGTGCAAGTTACTTTGTGGCCTGTACCAGACGCTACTACGTCTTACACTCTGGCGTATTATCGCCTCAAAGGCATTGACGGGCTATCATCTGGTATCGGGGGCGCTACGGAAAGTATTCCGCCGCGGTTTGTCCCCGCGCTCGTCTCTGGATTAGCCTACTACATCGCCATGAAAAAACCTGAAGTCGCAGATCGAGTTATCCCGCTGCAGCAAGAATACGAGAAGCAGTTCGCTATGGCCGCGGATCAAGACCAAGATCGTTCGACTCTCCGAATCGTTCCGTTTGCGATTGGGGGTAGGTGATGCCCGCTTACGCTTCTGGTAAACACGCGTACGGCATATGCGACCGTAGTGGGTTCCGCTATAAGCTAGACGACCTCGTGTACGAAGTTCAGGATGGGCGCCGTACTGGTTTGCGCGTGGGGTATGATATTGTTGACCCTGATCAACCCCAGAACTTTTTGGGGCAAGTCAACACTACGGACCCACAATCCTTACTCAACCCCCGCCCTGATTCTAGCCCGGGCAGGGGGCTTTTTGGCTGGAACCCTATTTGGAATCCCGTGCAGTATATGTTAGGTTCTGTAGGAACGCTCACCGTAACCACGTCTGATGGGGACTAATATGACTAAAAAATCGACGCGCCGCCGCTCACGTTCTTCTGCTCCAGCAACTTCGCCGCGGCCCCGCGCACGCCCCACAGCTGCCCCAAGGGTTTCAATACGCCCTCGCACACGTCAGGATATGCTGGATGCGGGAGCCGTTGCACGGGGCAACCGCACGACGCGACGCCTTGCTAGAGAGGCAGAGTCTCTGGGTAACATGAAGGACGGTGGTAAGTTGAAGATGGTTAAAGGTTCGGGCGGTAAAATGGTGCCTGACTACGCTGCAGACGTTGTCGGTAAGATGGCCAAAGGGGGCAAAACTAAGGCTAAGAAGATGAAAGACGGTGGTATGTGTCGCGGTATGGGTGCGGCTACCCGTGGCGGCAGCTACAAAATGGGGTAAGTTCTGATGAACTATACTGAGCTGGTAGCAGCGATCAAGGATTATACACAGAACGAGGAGTCGAGCTTTGTCTCCAACATTCCTAGCTTCGTTGGGCAGGCGGAAGAGCGGCTTGACCGTTCTATTATGGTCCCCGAGCTGCGGAAAAACGTATCCGCGGCTACCACCAATGGTAATTGGTATCTAGCCCGCCCGGCGGCCTTTCTTTCGGTGTTTTCTTTCGCTGTTGTAGATTCGTCCGGTAACTATTCGTTCTTGCTTGATAAAGACGTAAATTTTATCCGCGAGGCGTATCCAGCTTCTAGCACTTCTGGCCTCCCAGAATACTACGCTCAGTTCGATGGAGACTATAATGGTGAGCAGGGAGATCGGAAGAGCACACG